TGCCTCTAAGCGATTGGTCTAAGTCCCACATGGCTAACTTCCATTTATATCCATCTAAGGCTACTCTTGCATCGTCTTGTTCTTCAAATTCATACTCAATTATTACTTTCATTTGTCCTGTTTTTTAGTTAATAAACTATCTCTATATGCTATCTCTTTCCTAATTAAATCAAGGTGCCAATCAACTCCACCATAGTCAAGTACTGCATGTAGGTAGTCATCGTCCATGTCAGCTATTGCTATCCAAGTTAGTGGGTCTTTACCATCCTTACCTCTGCTACCTCTCGTTGCATGTTTTCTGATAATTTCAAAGTCATCGTCTGCATAGACATGATGAGTTTCAATCTTATCCATATCCATTGCACCATATCTACCATACTCATTGCCACCATCTGCCATAGCAACATTAGGGCAACTACACGTTACATAGTCATGCCTATGTCTACTTACTAACACCTCATTACACTCTAGGCATTTTACTGAGTTATATACTATCTGTCTCATTGTTCTGTTTTTTTATAGGTTTTGTTGTAGTATTGTTCTGCATCAGTTGGATTTCTTTCTATTATTGATAACTTACAATCGTACCAAGTTTTTATGATTTGCTCTTTCTCCATTTCTTTGGCTTTATCCCAACAATCATGGTTGTAATTAAATTCTTCTTCACTATATGGTTCTGAGTTTAAGTTTTCTAATAACCACTCTACTGCTGTTTGTTTCATATCTTTTTTTTTAAATTAAACTGTCCCATATATTAGCTAAAATTGGGACAAATAGTTGTTAATAGCTAACATATTAGTTACATTCCTTTTGAAATTATCTTTAAGAATTCTAATTTCTCCTCATCTGTTAGTCCAATAGGTAACTCATACTCATCCTTGTTATCCAACCTGCACTGCTCTACCTCTTCCCATAATGACTGAATATCATAACAAATAGGTAAGCCGTCATTAGTAGTTGCTTGGTCAATTGTTCCAACAGGATCTCTCTCATATAGATACCAATAAATCCAATCTGTTCCCTCCTTACCATAGTAAACCTCTAATAAAATATTTATTATTGAGGTGTAGTCATCTGAATAGTTTATAAGGTCTATATCTAATTCATACAAGACATCTTGCTTGTCTGATTGCTTCCTAAGTCTATTTAGGACTTCTGTAAATACTTCTAGTTTCATAGTTTCTCTATTTCTTGTTTAAAGGTTAAATAGTCCTGCCCATGCTAGTAAGGAAATAACTATTGTTAAGCTCACTAATTTTATAAAAAAATTATGCTTACCTGTTTTTTCTTTACCATGCATATGTGCATTAAGTAGTAAACTTATTGTCCACATGACAATGAGAATAATTATTGGTGTTTTCATGTTGTTAAATTTTTAAATGTTAATCGGAAATATGTCTATTATGTAAAGCATAACTAACAAAAATGTAGGTTTTTGTAAACTTTATTTAGAGTTATCCCTGTAGTCTATTATAAATCCAATGGCTACAATAATGTTCATGCCACAGGACATTAGTATCTCATGGATGTCAGCATATACATTTGTTGAAAGATGTACATGACCTACCATCCAAAAAGGTATGGACAAGTTTTGGCTTATCCATACCAATAAGAATTTACCAAGGTTGTACACCTTCAACACAAAAGTTACTGCCAACGTATGCATTCATCCATACACTTTGATCAAAGCAGAACTGCTTCTTGTTGTCTGAACAAGCGTTCCGGATCTCTAGCCAATAACACCCATTTGTTATTCCATCATTAGTAATAACCCCACAGCTTGTAGGTTCACAAGTAATATCTTCTTTCTTGCAAGAAGTGAAAGTAGCACTGAATAGTGCGATTGCAATAATTAATTTTTTCATTTGATTTCTTTTTTTAATCGTTCAACATATAAAATAGCATCCATCAGTTCCTCCTGTAGATGTGTAAGCCAATCTAACGTACTCAAGTCAGTTCTATCAAGAGTTGTGTTGTATTTTAACATTCCGGCTTCTGAGCGTTTATGGAACTTGTTAATTACATCTTCAACTATTGTGTCACCTTTCACTTCGGGTGAACTTAAGTTCTCATTAGCCCACTTGCTTGACCAATGTACCACCCAATTTTCTTTTTTCTTTTTCATCTTTACTTGTTTTTATTTCATTTCGTTTTGTCCTACAAACTTGTAGGTATAGTTGTAAATCAAAGCCACCTCTCCATTGTCGCTCCCACCAATCTAATTGGTCAAAAAGCGTTGTCCTATTACCATACCTCATTGTAGTACTCTTTATCTATTTCACGCTTCTGCGTCCACCAATCCCACATCTCGTAAGTATGCAAGTCACCATTGATTTCCTCCTCAGCTTCGAGGCATAGGTCTGCGAGGAACTTGTCTGATAGCGAGACATCATCCACCCACACCTCATTGTCGTCATAGGATTGTGATGACACAACCTCAAGTTCAATGTATGCGTATTCTTTTTGTTCATCGTAGTCCTTAAAGAACCAATTACATTCAAGGGTAAAATTAACTTTTTTCACCTCGTCCCACCAATCTAATGTTAAACTTTTTGGTTGTATTGACAACCTTCTTTCTTTGTCCATAACTTTTATTTTATAGTCTTATTTAATTAACACCTACTCTAATGTTTTCGGCTTCCCATTCATATTCAATTGTAATGTCGTCTAAGTCTGCAAATCTAGTTGAGCAGTACCCCAACCAATTGAGACCATGCTTTGTTGTCCCCTTGTTTGCTATGCCCGATATGATGAACACCCTTTGCTCAAAGTTATTCACGAACTCGTCGACGACATGGTACTCCCTTCCGTTTACAACCTCTGCCCCTTGGGGTAGGTTCTTGTCGTTTATGCACACTACTTTCTTCACAACTCTATGTTTTTGTTGTCCGTCAAGAAGTTTACCATGCACTCGTAGACACCCTCTGATAGTACGTTTGAGGGACTATAGACGAAGGCCTTGTATACGTTCATTGCTTTAATAAACTGAATGTCGTATGGGAGTGACTCGTAAGATATGCCGTTCACATTTGTTCCCATGTCTACCATTAGGCAAGACAATAAAAACGTGTCGTATGTCATCATAGTTTTTAGTTTTAGTTAACATTAAATTTAGTTCGTTCATTGCTTTAATAAACTTGGTACAAAGTTAGTACATATTATTATATCAAAACAATTATTTTATAAAAGTTATTAACAATTTATAAAAAGTTATTAACAATTTAGAAAAAGTCGTTGCACCAAATTGGTGTCTTCTCCCCAACGTATGCCCCAAGGACGTTGTATTCAAAGTATTCTATTGCGTCTATTTCATCCATCTCGTCCTCCTTTAGGATGTCAATACACTTCTGAACGGAATAAATTAGTCTCATGGAATGCACTTCAATTCCGATTACTGCGTCATCAAATCCATCAGCCTTGAGGATTTCTTCGTCTTGGTAGTTTTCAATTATTATTTCTAACATGTCTTTTTTTTTAGCATAAATATAGTAACCTTGTCATACTCGGCAAGTCTTCAATCAATTCCTTTGCCTTTGTTTTGTCTTGTTCTGACACAACAACGTATTGTGCGACACAAAAGACGTTGCTTGTTTGCCCCCAAGTTGTCCGGTACTTAATATTATTTTTTCTTAGGATACTCGTGACCATTTGTATTTCTTTTTTTCTTACGTCTGAGGGGCAAGGACTATCGGAATAACTTCCCGTGTCGTTTGAGCCACAAATTGCGTTAATTGGTTCTAATCTACCTCTCCACCCATCAGTCTTGACGTACTTTGTTTTTAGTGTTATTGTCTTCATTTTATTTAGTTTTAAATTATTTTTTATTTCTCATTATGTCCATGTACTCCCACTCGTAATTTACTGACATTTCTATCATATTTTGTCTTACTAAGTAGCACTGCTTCTTTGTGCCTTGGAACATTAACTCTCCATTGTGGTTTAGTAACTGATACCTTCCACCTTCTACTTTTTTTATCTCCATTGTCTCTATTTTTTAAATAAGGGTGTAACCCAATTAATAATAAGTATTGTTGTGCATAGAATGATCAAGTAGACTGACGCAACAACTTTTCCGTTTGTGTTCGCTTCCATGAGAGTGAATACTCCAATGGATATCAGCATAATATTTAAAATTGCAAATATATTTTTCATAGTTCAGTTATTACAAAGGTGTATAAATCGTTTAGTTTGGTTACGGCCATTAGTTTGTTTGCATAGTCTGTCGCGTCTTCTAAGTCAACTGCGTTCACAATGCTTATAAACAATTCGTTTTGTTCTCGGTCTTGGTATTCAATTCTATAGTCTTTCATGGTTTTAGTAAATTAAATGTTGTTTGTATCTCTTGTAAATCTTTGTCTTCAATCAACGAGGTCATCGTCTCTATTATCAAGTATAGTTGGAATGTCGACCTATCGTCTAAGTCCCTTTGCTTTTCTAAAAAGTCTAGGGTCAGTTGTCTATGGTTCACTAGAATGTTAGTTTATCAAATTCAGTGTACATGTCTATATACTCCAACGGAAATCTATCTTTCAGTGCTTGTAACAAGCTGTCGTTGTCGTACTCCTCGTAGCCGTCCCTCTCTGCGTTTACAAGTGGGTTGATTACCTCAACGATGTCTTCGTCGTCAAGTGTTGTCACTAGGTAGAAATCTTCTTCCGTCCATGCTGATGTGTTGATTCTAATTACTCTCATTTTTTTTATTTTTTAGGTTGGTTAATACATTATTTACCTCATCAATGGTGTCCCATAGATTATCTCCTTTAGAATCGTAAATATAATCGTCATTGTCTAAATCAAAAATCATATAGCCATCATTAGTGGTCATTATTTCATATTTCATAGTTTCTAGTTTTTAGTTTTATAGTACTCTTTTTCTAATTGACTCAAGGAAACATTTGTTGGCTACCAATTCTTCTATCGTCTCGAATCTTGCGTTCTCATAGTTGAAGCTATAGTTTAGTTTTTCACCTCTATTGTATCGGTTACCAAAGGAGTCTTCTACGTCACGTTGCTTGACGATTTTGACTTGTACGTTTACACAACTTTCGTTATGTGTTGACGTGCTTTCATTCCGTCTAATTAGTATGCTTGGTGCGTCGTAGTGACCATTCTCTCTACCATACTTTTGGACTGATGCCGTAGGTAGGTCAGATTTGAATAGGTTTACTAAACGCATTGCCTCCTCGTCGGCGATTTTGTCCCATGCCTCACTATCAGCAATTTCATTTAATTCAAATTTTCGAATTTCATTTGTCTTCTCGTTAAGCACGTCAGCATTTATTAGACTAAACGTTGTGCTTGGCTTGTGCATAGACTCGATTCTATTGAACTCGTTTACTAGTGCGTCAATGATTTGTTTTTGGTTAGTTGTCATTTTTTTAGATTTTATTTGGTTAGTTATTTAGTTGTATAATTTGTAGTCCTAATTTTTCACATGCATAGCTTATATGCCTTGAAGTTGTTTGCGAGTACCACTTACTGACTGATGCAGTCCTCTCGTCGTAGTCAATCTTTGCGACCAACGTGTCGTAGCTTTTAATGTAGTCGTGTCCCTCTTTGTACACGATTTGTAGGTTGTCTTTGTGCTTGTCAAATGTTCTCATTTTGTTAGTTTTTAAATTGTTATTATCCGATTTGTAGTTGACCATCAACAAATCGTGGTTGGTATTCTCCATGTTCAGCAGTCATGTCATATGTCTCGAAGAACGTGCTATAACTAGCTAATTTTAGCTCGTGACATACTACTATTACTTCAGTCTCGTCACCAAAAAATGGATGCTCGAAGAACTCTATTTCTTGACCTTGTTTGTTGGTCATCTTGCCGTAGCTTGTTGGATTTCTATCCATTAGTTTTTGATAGTTTAACATTTTTTTAGGTTTTAAATTGTTATTAATACCACACCTCGTCTAAGGTGTAGCCGTACTTCTTGCTTACATACTTTATGAAGTTGTCAAGGTGTAGCTTGTTGTTAAAATTACTGCTCATGGTGACGTACTTGCCGTATGCGTCCATGAATTTAATTGTTGCGTTCATATTGTTATTTTAATTGGTTTAGTTGGTTAAAAAAAAGATTTTGTTGACATTGCTCCTCACAATGTAGTCCGATACAAAATCTAATAAAAATCTTAAGCAATCTATTGGTGGTTTCAAATGTGTACTTCTTCCTTTGCTAGCCAACACATTCTAGATACTCTTGGGGTTGCATTAGTATCCATAGCAATCAATGTGTGATGACACCAAGCCTCATCACGTTAGGCATTTTTATTAGTTAATCTCAAGCATTGTTGTCTGAGTCCCATCGTCTCCATGCTCAGCAAATTCTCTATTAAATTTGTCTTGATGGGTCTCCCAAAATCTGATGTCAGACACCCAAAAGATTGAGAACTTTTCTAAGCCTCCTTTGATACACATGTCGTAGACTTTCTCCGTGTCCTTAGCCGTAGGGAAGTTCTTGTCGAAGAAGTACATGTCAGTGAACACTTCGGAGCGACCGGTGTCGTCTCCTACCACATATCCACCACCACTTGTGGTCACTAACTCAACGGCATGGCGATTCTTACTTGCCCATGAATACCTTGCCTTAGACATTTCTTCCTTTGCCTTAGCCGGTGAGCCTTGTACAAAACAAGACTTAAAGGTCTTCAGTAACTCTACCTCTTTAGTGGTGAAGTCTACAAGAATTGTCTCACGTTCTAGCACACACTCTAAGGTGATTCTATTGCCTACTATCTCGTGTACCTTGTGGTCACGGCCTTGCATGTTACGATGGTTGATGTTTACGATTGCCCTCATTTTTTTTATGGTTTTAGTTGTTAATAAATTTATCCGAATATGTAATGTTTTTTGCTCAAGCCTTCCAATATTAACTCGAATGCTTCAACTTGATCTATTAAGTCATATATGTGGCTCATGTCACCATCAAGAAGCATATTTGAATAGCCATCAATGTCGTACCCCATTGCATCGTAGTAGGTCATCGTGTAGTCCATCAAAGCTTCCCTTAGTTCGTCATATCTATTCAGTAGCACAACGAATTCTTTTCTTTCATTTTTCATTTTGTATAGTTTTAAAAATGTGCGTTGACCGAGACGCACCCCTCGTTTTTTTTAATTACTTAGTTAACTGATTAAACATTCTTTTAATTGATGCCTCTTTTTCACATGTAGCCTCAAACATCTTGTTGTGTATGTCGTTTGACTTCTTTGCCCACCACTTAGTAGCAGTCAAGTTGTCTTCGTTTGACGTACACCCCCACGAAGTGATGTAGACACCATCTGAACATACTCTCAGTAGTAGTTGTATTGGGTAGTCGGATGGGTGACTCATCATCATCTTGAGGTTGTAGCTGATTTCAAACCCCTCTGAAGTGTGTAGAGTGTTTCCGTCAATTGACACAAAATTTAATTGGTCTAGTTTGTCTAAGAATTGTTGCATTTCGTTTTTCATTTTGTTAGGTTTTAGATTGTTATTTACTTATTTGTTTTTAATTGCTTTTTTAAATGTCTTTAAAATAATGTTCAAGGTGTACACTAAGTGCTTGTTGCAGTACTCGTCTCCACATACTGAAGTCTTGTTCATGTTGTATCGCTCCTTTTTGTCTATAAATGAATAGGTGTCCGTATCGCTTTCAATTGTCACGAATTGGTTGCTCACCTTGATAGGCTTGATTACAACGTAGTAAGGCCACGTACCACCATTGTAGGTCGTAGGGTATTCATTCAATTGGTTTACCTCTCCAATCAGTGAGTTGATCTCGTTAATCTTGTTTAAAATTGCTTTCATTTTATCGGTTTTTTATGGTTAGGGACAATTCCCGTACAAATATATAAATACTTTTTAATATGAATAGCATAACTCTAGTATAAATATTAATAAAGTTATTAACAATTAAATGTTCACATAAGAACTTAAATGTTCATAAGTGTTTAGAGGGGTTACTGAAGGTTTGTACCCCATGAATTATTTACGGATCTGATCGGTGAGGGGGTGAGAACCCACTTTCTCTTGCTGACCAAAAGAGGGAATGCGATTTAAGGGCATTTTAATGCGATTTAACGAACTTTGCCGTCTTATTAAGGTATAATACCTTTTTTAAGAGAAGTGCGTTTTTGTGTGTGGGCGTGGGTTACAGAGGTATATAAGTAGTGGATGCCCTTGTGTCTTGTTGGTTGCTAGATGATGAGCCTTGCGTGATGGAGGGGGGCAAGGAGGGAGCGAGGGGGTAGCGAGGGGAAGCCGTGCATGGGGTCGTGGGGGTGCAGTTGGTTGTCTAGTAGTGGAGGTGGGGCATGATTGGGTGACCATGGTAAAAAGCCAAAAAAAACGTAAGTCGTCTGAAGAAAGCACCCCCCACCCCCCTAAAAAAAAATCGGTTTCCTACGCGAGGTGACTGCGCCATACCATACCATAACCCACCACCTCTTATTATCTGATAAAAATTTTTAACTTTGTATCTCACTAAAACAAGAGACATGATTGGAAAGAAATTTGGTAGCATTTATAGTTTAATGAATGACGGACTAACAGTAAAAGATGGTAGATTAATCAATAACCGACCTGATGGTAAGAATGGAATTGAGAAAGCTGCGGAGTTAAGGAAGGCTATAAAGAGAGCTGAGAAGATAGAAATGTATTCTGAGGCTGTTGCATTAGGAGACATGAAGGCAGAGATGAGAGAAGAAGGAATGGGTATGATGATGACTTTTAAGGGTAGAAAGTAATTATTGACACTACTTTGTGTCGTTTTTAGTGTCGATTTTATTTTTGTAACTAATTAGTAATCAATACTTTATTCTTTAAATGTCGATTATGTCGATTTTAAAAAGAAAATACAGTGAGAGAAATACATATATATTAATATAAATATATATATATATATAGGGAAAAATTAAATTGACATTCTATTATTTTAAAAAAAATATTATTATTACAATTTAGTTTATATCTTTGCATCAACAATTTAATTAAATAACAACATGATAGATAGTGCAGGGTACTCACCCAAGAACTTACATTTCGGTGAAGAAGGCCGAAAGAAACTAATCAAAGGAGTTACGACAATGTCCAATGCTGTTAAGAGCACACTAGGACCGGGCGGTAATACTGTTCTAATAGAATCGGTTAATCACTTGCATGGTATAACTGTTACCAAGGATGGTGTAACTGTTGCTCGTTCTATTGACTTGTTAGACCCTGTTGAGAACCTTGCCGTAAGGATGATGAAAGAGGCGGCAGACAGAACGGCAACGAGTGCCGGAGATGGTACGACCACAGCGATTGTCTTGACGGAGTCTTTAGTACTAGGTGGTCTAGAGTTAATAACTGAGAAGCACAACAGGACAGAGGTTCTGCGAAACATATCGGAGATAACTACAAAGGTGGTGGAGAAGTTAAAGGAGAAGTCTATAGACGTGACGGACGACATGATTGTTGACGTTGCAACTATCTCTGCAAACAATGACAGAAGTATTGGGACGATAATAGCTGATGTATACAATGACGTTGGTAAGTCGGGCATGGTGACTGTTGAGCGTTCACAGACCTCGGACACATATGCAGAAACAACAACAGGAATAAAAGTAGACAGGGGATATGGCTCTCCATTGTTCATAAACGACCAAAAGCGTGACGAGTGTATACTTGAGGACACTATGATACTAGTAGCTGATGTGGACATAAACAGTGTACTTCAGATAGAGAACGTGTTGAAACCAATCATCAATGAAGGTAAGAAGTTATTAATCATTGCACCTTGCAATGCAAATGTATTAAATACATTGGCAGCAAATGTTATGAAGGCTAACTTAAAGATATGTGTAGTAGCTCCTCCAAACTTTGGATACAAGCAACACGAATTAATGCAGGATATTGCCATTAGCGTTGGGGCTACTTACTTCAGTGAAGGCACAGGAGATGACTTGAGTCATATCACCTATGACGACTTGGGACACGCTTCAAAGGTAATTGTTGGTCGTGACAAGACGGTGATACTAAAGTCAAACGAAAACATAAACCAACCCGAGATTGACGAGCGTGTAAAGCAACTGTGGGACGCCCATAAACTAGCGAAGCAAAAGAATGACAAAGACTTTATTGTTGAACGCATCGCATCTCTAACGGGTGGTATAGGTGTAATCTTTGTTGGTGGGAATACTGACTTGGAGCAAAAGGAGTTGTATGACCGAGTTGATGACGCAGTCTGTGCAGTACGTTCTGCCTTAGAGGAGGGTATATTGTCAGGGGCAGGGAAGTCATTGTATGAGATAAGCTTCGATGAGTTGCTTAGTGGAGTAGGTAGCGAGGAGCATAGTGTAGCGTGTAAGATATTTAAAGCAGCACTACAAGAACCCTTGACTCAGATACTAAGAAATGCAGGGTTGTCTGTTGAGAGTATATACAACGGCGAAGAAGAGGATGGCTTTGGATACAACTTAAAGACAATGGAGATGGGGGACTTAATTTCAATGGGTGTCATTGACCCACTAAAAGTTACCCGAAGTGCACTGCAGAACGCTGTAAGTGTGGCGACTACAATACTAAGTACAAACGCTATTATTACAATGGCAAGGACATATGAGTCACAGTAATTGCAGGAAGTGTGACAAAGAGTTTGTTCCTAAAAAGGGAGCGATAAACTATTGTAGTATATCTTGCAGGAACACGCGGAGTTTTTCAACCCAAACAAAAGAGAAGAAGAGTTGTATAACCAAAAGAAAGTGGTTAGATGGGACTTATTCTTTGGTTGATTGGGACAAGGCAAATGGTTCTGAAGAGAAGAGGTTCAAGCAACTTGAGTCTTGGAAGAAAAAAGCTTATTATAGACTATTTAATGGGGAGAAGTTACACATACAAACCTTAAGAAAAATATTAATAGTAGATGTAGAGAATTGTTGTGAGCTATGTAACACTTCGGAATGGTTAGATAACCCTATAACACTTGAGGTCCATCACATAGATGGCAACAATAAGAACAACGAGTTAACAAATTTACAAATACTTTGTCCGAATTGTCACTCACAAACGGACAACTTTAGAGCTAAAAACATAAAAAATAAAAGATGCAACCAATTGGGAAGTATATTGTTGTAAAAAACATTGACGAAGAGATTAAAACTGAGTCGGGATTGATTTTATCGGGCGAGGATGCCAATCAACTGAGGTACAAACGCGCTATTGTGCAAAAGTCAGGCACAGATGTGTTGGTTATCAACGAGGGTGACGAGATATATTACGACAAGGGTCGTAGTTTCACCATGATAATCAATGACATTCAGTGTACAGTCATCACCGAGAACGATGTAGTGGTGGTATTATAGTTTATTTACTGTCCTTTCCTTACCTTTGAAGGACTTGTTCATCTCCATAATCATATTGCGGTATACTTTGTCGGTATACTTCACATTTTTCTCAAACATAGTGTTACCACTACCCATTGGTATCTCCTCACCGCTAAGTTTTTTGTATATTGAGGTAATCATCCGACTTGTTTTGTACGGAAGTTCATATATTGCCCTACTTCCTTTAAATCCCCTACGAAATACAACTATCCACCCATCTCTTAGCAGGGTATCGAACCTATTTACGTTCCAACTAACAAGTGCATCGAACTCTTTGAACTTATCTTTTGTGAAGTACTGCTCGGAGTACAAGAATAGCAGTATGTCAAGGTCTGCTTGTGTTAGTCCGTACTTATTTTTGATGTAATATCTTATTACACGCCAATATTTTAGATAGTCATCACCTATTTTTTTCATTTTATTAGATTTTATTTTATTACTTTTGTAAAGTTAATTCATAATAACTTAAAAAACAAAAGCCATGCCATTTGATGACGAAAAAAAAATCAAAAGATTAAAAGAGAAAGAAGCTAAACTTGTAAGCAGAGGCAAAAAAGCTGTAGATGAAGGAAGAGAAAGAAAAGCCGATAGATTATTAGGAAGAGCAGCGAGAGTTGAGAACCGTATAATTAATTTAAAGGAAAGAGATACTCCATTACCTCCTTCTAATTTTTAAATAAACTAAAATGGGCGATAAAGATAAATCAGTTAAGACAACTGCAGAGCAGGAAAAAATCACTGCTGACAAACTTGCGTTTAATAACAAGGCTGTTGAGGCGATTGCTAAAAATGCTGCTACAAGAGATGCGGAAAGAATAAAAAATAAAGAGATTGCGTCTGCCTCATATGCACGAAGACGAGCAAATAGAGATTCAGGTAGTAGCGGTAGGACTAGATTAGTAGGGCTATCAACTTTTAACCGACCTTTTCAAGGTGATGGACTTTCTAGCTAATGGCAAATAAAGAAAACATGAAGTGCAATAGTCCTGTTCCTTCAAACAGGGCGGGCAAAAAGAAAATGGTCAAGGCATGTAGCAATGGCACAGAGAAATTGCTACACTTTGGAGCAAAGGGCTATGGCAATAACTATAGCGCTGCGGCAAGAAAGAGTTTTAAAGCACGACACAGTTGTGATACTGCAAATGATAAATTAACACCAAGATATTGGGCCTGCAAAAATCTATGGGCAGGACCGGGTGGTTCAACAACAAGCAATCCAAGTAATCGAAGAGGTAAATACTAAATGAAAAGAGTTGGTATGGGCAGAAAAGTTTCAAAAGTATAAGATAATTTTGTTTAACTTTGTGAAAAAATAAAATCAAATGGGAAAGACTAAAGGAATGGGTGATGTTATTGAAAAGATAACAACAGCAACAGGAATTAAAAAAGTAGTAGATACTGTTTCAAAAGCAACAGGTAAAGATTGTGGATGTGCTAAAAGAAAAGAAGCACTAAACAATCCTAACCTACTTGTAAATAAAATGTTTAACAATAAAAAATAAAATATGCCAAATTTAAAACTTCAGGTAAGTAGAGCATTAAGTGTTATACCTTCAAGTAATACAAATATCCCAATGCCTAATGAGGTTGTTCCATTTAGTTCAATAACAGGGGCACTTACTACAAATAAACTTATAGACTCAACAAAGAATTTTTCTTCAGTTGGAGCTAACAAATTAAATGTACAAGTTGGAGATATTGTATATAACTTCAGCTCATCACCACAATCTGCAGCAAAAGTTGTAAAAGTAGATAGTGCTACACAGTTAACTTTAAATGCAGATATATTTACAGTAGTAGGGAGTTCTTACACATTATATTCAGGTACAAATATTGCAGGCTCAATTGAGCCATGTGTATTATATATTGGTATAGGAGGAGATTTAGATATTATTACTGCAGGTGGGGAACAGGTAACACTTCTTAATGTTCCTTCAGGAACATTTCTTCCAATTCAAGTAACAAAAGTTAGGCCGTTCGGTTCTGCTGATAATATTATAGCCCTTTGGTAAACCATGCAGATAGGCATAAACATAGCTGTAAAGGGAGCACGAACATCAGGTCCACCACCTAACCCTATTAACACGGTTGCACCTGTAATATCAGGTAATACAACTATAGGTTCTACTCTCACTCTTACAAGTGTAGGCTCATATACAGGTGCAGCCCCAATTACATACACCTATCAATGGTATAGAGGAGTAACAGAGATTATAGGGCAAACATCTACAACTTATATTACTCAGTCAGCAGATGTAGGGTTACAGGTGATTTGTCAAGTACAGGCAAGTAATGCCTATGGTTCAGCTTTTGCGTCTAGCAATTATATTATACCTGTTGCACTATTCACTACTACATGGACTACTACAGCTCCAAATCAAACTATTACCTTACCTTATGTACCTACAGGAATTTACTCAGGAACTATTAATTGGGGGGATAGCACGACAAGTGTTAATGATGGTACTGTAACTACTCACACCTACGCAACATCAGGAACTTATACTGTAGTAATAAATGGAAATTGTGATGGGTGGAATTTTAACCAAATAGGTGGAAGTGGATTTATTACATCAGTAGAATGGTGGGGACAGTTGAAATTAACAGCAGGAGGTACATATAACTTAGGAGGTTATTTTGGAAACTGTTCTAACTTAGACCTATCTACAGTATCTGATGTCCTTGATTTAACAGGAGTAACTAGTATGGCTCAAATGTTTATAAATTGCACATCCCTCACGACCATCAGTAGAATTAATGAATTGGATACAGCAGCAGTTACTAATATGGGTGACATGTTTAATGGTTGTACTTCATTCAATCAATCATTATCGTTTAATACAGCAGCAGTTACTGATATGATTAGTATGTTTAATTCTTGCCAATCATTCAATCAATCATTATCATTTAACACAGCAGCAGTTACTGAGATGAATTATATGTTTAGTAATTGTACTTCATTTAATCAACCACTAAGTTTCAATACTTCAGCAGTTAATGATATGAGTTATATGTTTAGTGGTTGTACTTCATTCAATCAATCATTAAGTTTTGACACAGCAGCAGTTCAATATATGAATAGTATGTTTAGTGGTTGCACTGCATTTAATCAACCCTTAAGTTTTAACACAGCAGCAGTTGTTAGTATGTTTGAGATGTTTGGTAGTTGCTCAGCATTCAATCAACCCTTATCATTTAACACTTCAGCAGTTACTAATATGGGTGATATGTTTACTTTTTGCTCATCATTCAATCAACCCTTAAGTTTTAACACAGCAGCAGTTACTGAGATGAGTTATATGTTTAATGAAGCAACAGTATTTAATCAACCATTATCATTTAACACAGCAGCAGTCCAATATATGAATGGGATGTTTTATGGAGCAACAGCATTCAATCAAAATATAGGAGGGTGGAATGTATCAAGCCTTACTACTGCAGGGGATTTTATGGCTACCAAAACACCTGCAACATTCTCAACAGCTAACTTAGATGCTATCTATAATGGTTGGAGTACAACAGCAGGAATAATATTTGGGGTAGATATATCTTTTGGAAGTGCTCAATATACAGCAGCAGGAGCATCAGCTAGAGCAACATTAACCACAACTTATTCTTGGTTTATAATTGATGGAGGAGACAATTTAGTTACTAGCATTGTTGATTCTTTTGAGGCAAGAGTATTAGCTGATGGAGGTGTGTTCGAGGCTGAACCTTGTATACTAGCTCAATTAACACTTTTAAATAATATATAATGAGTTTATTAACAGATGCAAGTTTAATTGTAACACCCAACGCTTATAAGGCAAGCAAGTTATATTCTGTTATTCCAAACACAGTTTTGGGCGATATGAATATTGTAAGAGCAACAACAGCTACAAGGGTAAATAGTGCAGGACTTATAGAAAGTGTTGCGATCAATGTTCCACGTTTAGATTATACATTAGGTAGTTGTCCAAGTATATTGGTAGAGCCGCAGAAAACTAATTCATTAACTTATTCGAATCAGTTTGATAATGGTATTTGGACAAAAAACTCAGTAATCGTTACTGCAAATGCTGCGATTTCTCCCGAAGGCTATGCAAATGCTAAAAAACTTATTTCTACTGCAGTAAGCGGATTTCATAGTTTGACGCAACTTACTTCAAAATCTGCTCTCACGCCTTACACCTTTTCCTTTTTTGCAAAGGCGGATGAAATAGGCTTTTGTATACCGAATTTTAGTAACACGTTTAGCGGAACACAACTTCTCGCACAGGTAAACTTAACAAATGGTGCGGTAGCTCTTGTTAGTGCAGGTTTAAGTGCATCTACCCAAAACTATGGTAATGGATGGTTTCGAGTTATTTTAACTGCAACCTCTCAAAATAACACTTTAGATTTTATGGTAACAATTAACACAACCGATGCTGCAGGAAACGCAAACCATACGGGGAACGGAACGAGCGGAATCCTAATCTACGGTGCTCAATTAGAAATCGGCTCATCCCCAACATCCTATATTCCAACAATAGCAGCTATAGCAACTCGTAATGCTGATGTAATTAGTAAGACAGGAATAAGTAGTTTGATAGGTCCAACAGAGGGTACAATATATGCAGAAATTAATAATACTTTGATGACATATTCTGCAACAGGTTATGTTATGAGAATATTTGCAGATGCTAACAATGAAGTATGGATAAGGAAAGAATCAGGTTCAAATAAATATACTGCAAAATGGAGAGCTAATAGTGTAGATGTTTATACTCAATCAAATATATCTGTTTTAAATGGGAATAATAAGATTGCTATTGCATACAAAACAGGTAATTCAGCTGTATACTTAAATGGTACGCAAATAGGAACAAGTGCAAGTACAGGAGCTTTTGCTGTAGCACCAAGTCAAATTGGTATAGGCTCTTCAAGTACTGCTGATTTTTTTAATGATAGAATTGAATTAGCAACTGTATTCCCTACAAGATTAACTAATGCACAATTAGCAACCTTAACAACTCTATAATATGATAGGAATATATAAAATTACTTCTCCTTCTAATAGAATATATATAGGACAATCTATAAGATTAGAAGAAAGATTATTAGAATATACAAAACAAAAAAATTGTGATAGACAACCAAAATTATTTAATTCTTTTATAAAATATGGTATAGAAAATCATAAAATTGAAATATTAGAAGAATGTACTATTTTAGATTTAAATTGTCGTGAAAGATATTGGCAAGATTTTTATAGTGTTATTATAAATGGACTTAATTGTATATTAACTAAAACAACAGATAAAAAATCAGTTTTTTCTATATCTGTTAGGGAAAAAATGAGTATTGCTAGAAAAGGTAAAAAACAAAGTGATGAACATATAAATAAAAGAGTTAATTCAAAAAAAGGTTATATTCATTCAGATGAAACAAAAAATAAAATATCTTTAAAACGAAGCAAAATATTGTTAGATTTAAATACAGGTATATTTTATGACAGCATATTAATTGCTAGTAAAACTTTTAATATAAATTTAAGCACATTAAAAGGTATGTTATCAGGAAGATTTAAAAATAAAACAAACTTAATTTATGCATAATGAGATATCACATCTACAAACTCAAATACACAACTAAAGCAGATGCTGAAAAAAACCTTAAAGAAAAAGGCGTTTATGTAGAGACTGAAGAAGGTCTAACATACGGCACGGGCATACAAGCAGTAGTTGATATAGGTAAAATTATTACTACTGATGGCACTTATGATGAGGAAGGTAATGAGCTTACTCCTCCTATCTATGCTGATGGCTACCATTACGATGTGATGTGTGAGCAAGACATAGATTTTGGAAGTAACTCAATAGAAGTAAACAACCCAAAACACGTTTTTTTAGGACATAATTAAGAATATGAAAACAAATATTTTAGCATCACTTTATTTTATATCGGGTTTTTTAACTTCTATGTTTATGATGTTTCAAGGACAAAAAAATTACATTGTTTTGGGCGGTATAACATTATTTTTTTATTTAACTTTTACCTTAACTCAAGCTATTGAAGAATTAGACTCATGAAAACACAACTATCCCTACTATTAATATCTATACAACAAGAACTATTGACAATTGTATCTATATGTTTTGCATTCTTTATACCAATAAGTGGTATACTTATAATGATTGGAGTGCTAATATCTATTGATACTTTTACAGGTATTTGGAAGGCTAATAAATTAGAAGAAAAAATAACTAGCAGAAAACTATCATCTATTATAAGTAAGTTGGCACTGTATGAAATTACAGTTATTATGTTCTTTTTAATAGACCAATTCATACTCAATGACATCATACTTACATTCTTTAGTGTACCATTTATGCTCACTAAAGTAGTAGCGTTGGTATTGGCAAGTATTGAGGTAATGTCTATTAATGAGAACTACAAAGTAGTAAAAGGGATAGACCTATGGCAGTCA